TGATGATCCATTTGCCGATTAATCAAGAAGGTTGTTTTGTAGTGCTACGTTGTATGCGTCAAGTCTAGCCTTTGGGCCACTCACATCTAGTTTCCAGTAAATGTTTTCTAGGTATGCGTGAATTGTCCGTGGACTTAATGATAGCAAAGTAGCTATTTGCTTAGAGGTCATCTTATTGCCAATTGCAATGATGACCTCTTTTTCTCTTGGTGTCAGTTTATGCATATTACATTGTACTGTAAGTAATGTATGGACTTTTTATCTATAGTATGATGCAAGTACTTCAAGTAAGGTAACAGTGTCTACTATGGGAGTTATTAAAAAGTACCAAAACCCAAGTGGCGGCTTAAATGCTGCCGGTCGTGCTCATTTTAATCGCACTACTGGGTCTAAACTCAAGCCTCCAGCCCCAAATCCTAAGACAGATAAGGATGCGTCTAGGCGTAAGTCGTTTTGTGCCAGAATGGAAGGCATGAAAAAAACTAGAACATCTGCTAAAACTGCTAATGATCCAAATAGTAGAATTAATAAATCGTTACGGGCTTGGGATTGTTAGTGGAGGTACGTTATGCAAAAAAGTAAAAGCGGTAAGCTTTCTGATCCAACAACTGGTGCTGCTGCGCTTGGCATGAAGACCGGCGATAAGGTTCCTTATGGTGAGATGGGTTACGGCCCAAAGGCAAAGCCAGCACCATCTACATCCGAACCAACAACTGGCGCACGAGCAATTGGATTAAAGACTGGCGATCGTGTTCCTCGCGAACTTATGTCTGGCCGTAAACCAATGATGAATACAAAGCCAGCGTCAATGAGTAAAATGCTTGGCATTAAAAAGAAGTAGTAGTGGAGTAACTCATGGCATCTTTTCGTTCTCTTTTACTAGGCAATCCAGCAGATACTGATAAACAAAAAGTTGATCAAGCTATGGCTGGTCAGGGAGCACCAATAAAGCCTGTAGCTCCACCTGCAATTCCTGCTCCCGGTCCACCTGCTGAAGATACAAGTGGCGTACCGCGTCTAGTAAAAGCGCGAATTACTAACATTCTGGCAAAAAATCCAGATGACGAAGAATCTCTGCGTCGTTTAATTACTTCAGGAGCATCAAAGGACGAAGTTAATAACGTTGCTCGTCCTATTTTTGAACGGCTTGGTATTGCAAAATTTGCAACTACAGTTGTTGATCCATTTGACTTCTTAAAAGCAACTACTCCGTCACAACCCGGACCTCGTGAATTTAAAGCTGAGTTACAGGGCGATAAGCTAGAAGCTAGTCAAATCGGGCAGATTGATACTGAAGAACTAGTTACTCGTGGATTAGGTGCAACTGGTGAAACAGTATCTCCTAATGTGTACAAGCCAATACAAAAGGTACGCACTAGCGGAAAAGCTGGTGGTAATACACGTCCTGCGGTTGGAGGTACATCATCTTTTTCAGGCTCAATGGATATGGATGCATTCCTTGAGCGAGCTACTCCTGAAATTGAAAGCATTGCTAAGCGCACTGGTCGCCCAATTCAAGTTATTCAAGACGACATCAAAACACGTATTGAGCAATCCCGTGAAGCCCCACTTAAGGCTTCTGCGGCTTACGACAAATTACTAGATGAAACAATCTCTCGTTACAAGGAATCAACAGTAGGCGTAGAAGATGCAGGTACTGTTGGTGCGGCAAAAACATTTCAATCTAATTTAGATGTTGAAAGTATTCCAAAAACTAGCCCTGCATTACTTGGCATCATTACAAGATCTATTGGCAATCAAGCTCCGGGTTCATTTTTGCGGTCATTTGTAGAAAAACCTGCTATTGATCGCATGAATGTAATAACAAGAACAGCAACTGACCTTGGTGGATCTAAGTTTGACACAACAATTGCGTCAGATGCAAATAAGTACCTTGAGGGTGTAGCTAGGGTTTATTCAAGTTCTTCTGGAGCAAATAGAACTGCTATTGCTGAAGGATTTGGCAATCTTGTTACACTTAATGGATTGCTTTCTGACCCGGCTAATGGTGTACCAGAAAATATTAAAAACGAAACTCTTGCCAAGGCGCAAGATATGTTTGATGGTGTTTTGCGAGAAGCAGGACAATTTGGTGCAGGTAAGCAACTTTCATCAAAATTAAAAGGTCAAGACACTTTAGCTAACCTTTCTAGACTTGGATTGCCCGGTTGGTTACAAGCAGGTAATACATATGATGAATGGAAAGATTTAAAGGTTGCCAATAAAGATCTAGAGCCATGGGCTGAAGAAGGTCGAGTTACAGTCAAAGATGTTACTAGGCAATTTACAGAACAGGTTATGGGTGCAGCCAGAGCTATTACAGTAAAACGAATTGGCGAGGATTTTGATAAAAAATATGCCGGTACTGCAATAGGTGGAAAGCAACAAGCTGTTCTTGGTTTAGTTGAAGCATTATTTAAAGCTAAATCTCCATTTATGGCACAACTTAATGCAAATGTTGCCGAATTAGCAGAACGAGGATTGCTATCTCAGACACTTGGTTCCGGAAACCAAAGTGCTGTCAAATTAATGGAGGCAATGAAAACAGGTGCACAGGTTGGAAAAGCTGGAGCACTTATTGATCCTCTTAGTGGTAAACCTGTATCTGGTCCAGCTGTTTCTGCTGCTCAAAGACTTGATGTCACAAATGCCGTAGAACAAATTACTAAACTTGACTGGTTTGGTTCAGGTACAGATCAAAACCCTAATTCTGCATCTGCTCGTGCATTTGAAGCTAGGGTTAAGCAAGCAACAACAGCATTACTTCAGAATCCACCTGACTGGGGAATGTTTGCAAAAAAGATTTCACCATATGCTACGCCAGAACAGTTAAAACTTATGCTACCTAATAGTGTAAGTAAGACATTAGCTCGTAGTCCATATAGGCCATTAGACGTAGATGCAGCAGGTAAACCAATCCCACGTGATTACGGAAAAGTTGGAATACTGCAAGAAACATTAGTTCGTAATTTAGCACGATTAACCCGCGCACAAGTTACTACTACTAAAGATGGAGATATTCAAATTAAGGGAAAGGGCATTGAAGGTGAATTTTTACTTAATGATGCCATCAGCCAACTTAAAACTCCTAAAGTAGAAGAGTTGATTAATAACAGATTTAAAACTTTAGTTTCTGAAAATCCTGAACTTGCAGTTGCTAATAAAAAGTCTCCCTATGACTTTAACGCAAAATTATTAGCTATTGCTTCTAATCAAGGAGTAGCAACTCCAAAATTCTGGGGTGATCTTATGGGTTTAGCCCCAAAAGATTCGCAACTACTAACAGTATTTAAAAATATGCGTGGAGGGAAAGTTTCTGACGATACTGTAATTGTAAGTGATAAAAACCTACCGGAAAGATTAAAGCAACGCAGGGCGCTTCTTGATGTACAGGGAGAATTAATAAAAGAAGCAAAGCGTACAGAGCTTAATGTAGATGTTCCTGAAACTGTTTTAAGTTTTGTTCGTGGATATAAAACATTTGGAATATCACCATATGTAATTGGCCCAGACGGAAGAACACCTACTGGATATGCACCAGACGGATTAATTGAAAAAATTAATGCAAATCCAGATGCATGGAATCAATATGTTAAAGACGCTGGAAGATTGTCCGTTGCATATAGCCGCAAACAACTAACTGAAGGTTTACTTGGGACGTCTGTACGGACTGCAATTCAAGGTCTTGGTGTTAATCGCGTAGCAGGAATGATTGAGTATGGCAAAGCAGATAAGGATGTAAATTTTCAAGCATTAATTAAAATCCTACGTGCTATTCCTGAGCAATCAAAAAAATTACTTGGAGATGGCATATCTACTAAAGGTAAGACGGACGGATTAGTTGCTGGTATAGATGGAATTTTAAAAGGATTACGAGAAGGTAACGTTTTACCTAGACAGCTATCTGGTTCACAAGGTGTTGCTCGTTCACAAGTAATAGAAGCACCTGCATTGTTTGATGTAGCCTATCAAGCTATTAATGTAATGGCTGAACGTTTAGGCCCAGCCAGTAAAGAATTTCAATTTTGGAATCCAGATTTTAAAAAGAAATATGATGCTATTGAAAAGCGCGATGTTTCTGGTGAAGTTAAAGCAGCATTGCAAGCCGAAGCATTAAGCGATTTCTTAAAAGATCCAAATCGACAACGAGGATTGCTGTCAATCATTGCAAATTCTAAATCACCGGAAGAGGCAATAACTAAAGTAACTTCATTGCAAAGGGCTGTTTCAGTAGCACTTGAACGAAGTATCCCTAGACCACCAGCTAAAAATCGTGGTCGTCAAAATCCAACTGCAGACCTTGCTATTAAAAATGTCGAGCGCCAAGAACAAACTGGTGAAGCTCCTCCAAAGGGTACACCAACAGGAGTAAAGGGTCCAACTGGCAAGGGTTTTCAAGTAAAAACTGGTGAAACCGTTGGGTCAAATTATGTACCACAACAATTTATGGGTGAGCTTAAGCCAGAAGAATGGATTGAGAAAGTCAACAAAGATATTGATCGATGGAACACGAGTGCACGTAAGCCAGATCAAGTTACTACAAATGAAGCTAAAGACATTAAGTTTGTAGCTGAAGAATTAGCATCGGGTAGAACAATTGATCAATTGACAAGAAGTCCTCGTTTTTCAACAAATAGAGATGACTTAAACACAGCGCTTGCATTCTTAAGGTTTGAAGCTGGTAGTAAGTTTGACTTAAGTAAAGTCGGCGCCTCATCAATGATTGCGGGTGCAACACCTGCTATGCCAGCTCCTGCGCGTACAAAGGGCGTTACGCTTGGAGATCAGGCTCAGAAGGCAAAGGGTAAGGGATTACTAGCCAGACTTAAAAAACCCGGCATGATGTTAGTTCCGGCAGCAGCAGGTGTATTTGGTGATCGAGTTAGAAGTAATCTATCGCAACAAGTGAGAGATGGAAATGCAGCAAAAAAGTAAATCACCTCTAGGCAAAACGGTAAGAAAAACACTCCCATTAGCAGCAAATCTAATGGGGGTGATGCCTTATGTTGGTGGTGTTGATGCAACATTGCGTGGATTAGCATCAGATGATGATGCAGAAAGAGAAAAAGCAGTTACATATGGTTTGTCGCAAATAGGTGGAAATGCGCTGCAAGATTATTTAACTGCGCAACTAAGTGGTGGAGCTGCTCCATATGTTAATCTTGGTATTGACAGTGCATACAATATGTTCGGTGATTACGAATTAAAAAAACAAATTGAAGATGATGAATCAATAGTAAATAACAATCCTGATGCAGTAAATCGAGCAATGTGGTTAAAAATGTATGGCCCACTGTTAAAGCCTATTGCAAAGCAGATAATAGAAAATCCTATGTATGAAAAAGGAATGACTGGTATCTCCAAAGTTGGAGACGTCATAAACACTCCAGTCAAATATGCAACGCCAACCATACAGGCATTAGCTGATTTATTTACTGGTAAACCACAACAAAATAAAATGCCTCTAAAAAAACAACCTATTAAAAAGTAATTACTTACAGTATGCTAAAGTATGAATGAATTACAGAAGGTAAATCAAAGGTGCGTTGCTACTTTTACCAGACATGGCGAAAAGAGCCAGTGTAAGAGAAATGCAATGGACGGGCATACCTTATGTGGTTTTCACGTATCAAAAGCAACACGAAATATAAATTCACCTACATTTAAAACTGGGCTGTCTGGAATGAACCGCGAAAGGTTTGCTTCAGTAGCACCAAAATTATTAACACGTATTCGAGAACTACGTGATGACCCAGAGTTGTGGTCACTGAAAGATGATGCTGCTTATATCACTGCTTTACTTGACGTACGGGCAGAGGCAATTACAGAAGGCATAACAACTGAACACTACATTGAAATTAAAGGTTTAGTTAAAGCATTAAAAGCCGAATGGAAAAGCTCAAATTTTGATGAGGTGACCAAGCTCATTGATCATTTAGATACATCTGTTCGTGATGGAGCAGATGCAACAGCAGCATCTGATTCTTTGATTGATTTGATTCGGCAACGAGCATTTATTGTAGAGACTGAACAAAAAATGCTGCAAAGTAAATCCTATATCTTAGAAGTTGATCAAGCCTACAGTTTGATTATGCAGGTTTTAGGTGTAATCAAAAAAAGTGTTAAAGACGCGGAAGAGATGAGCGCAATCAAAACAGGAATTGGACAGTTGCTACGTCAATATCAAGAAGATGACGTTATAGATGCTGAGGTAGTTGATGAAAACTAATATTGGTAAATCACTAACTCCACGTAAGTTAAAGCCTTTTATGCAAAGCGGTAAGTCATTATCAGTTAGCTTATTACAAGCACTTGAAGATGAATTAGGAACTACATTACAACTAGGTGACTTTGATAGCGGTAAAGCTATTCCTATAGCCGGAGCCGAACTAGATTACAAGCACTGGTTAAAGTCTTATGCAAGGCATTCCGCTAATGCAGATTTAGCAGAACATCACATACGAGCATGGGAATGGGCTGAAAAGTTAACCCCCGGTGCATCCGCGCCAGCGTTGATTGAATGTTGGTTTCGAGGTGGTGGTAAATCAACTACCGTTGAACTTATCATTTCACGATTAGCAGTTAAGGCTACAAGGCGCTTTGCTTTATATGTTTGCCACACACAAGATGCAGCAAATAGGCACGTAAACGATATTGCAAGTGCAATGGAAAAATGTGGTATTGAGCGAGCGGTAAACCAATATGGATTTTCAAAGGGATGGAGTGCAAGTAAGTTACGCACCTCCAATGGCTTTAATGTTCTTGCGTTCGGTTTGGACACTGGTGCTCGTGGTGTTAAGCTTGACCACTTACGTCCTGACATCATTATTTTTGACGACATTGATGAGCTTGATGACTCTGTTGATCGCGTGGAGAAAAAAATAAAAACAATGACTGCTACAATTCTTCCAGCCAGAAGTATTGACTGCGCAGTTATTTTTGTACAAAATGCCATTCATAGTAATAGCGTTATGACTAGAACCTTATCAGGTGAGATTGATATGCTACAAAATCGTATTCAATCACCTAAAGTTCCAGCTATCTGGGATCTTACATATACGCCATGTGAACGAGACAATGGTCGTGTTGGTTACAAAATTACAGGTGGGACGCCAGCTTGGAAGCACAAAAATATTGAGGTCTGCCAAGATGAAATTGATACGTTTGGATTAACATCGTTTTTACGAGAATGTCAGCATGATGTTGGCGTTGGCGGTAGATTCTTTCCACAATTTCGAGAATATGATAATGAGGGTAACCCATGGCATGTGGTTGACCATGTTGAAATTCAACCTTGGTGGAGATTCTGGGCAAGTCATGACTACGGTACGGGTGCTCCAGCTTGTACGATACTGTTTGCATCTGACGAACGCGAGAATGTGTATTTGTTATCTGAATGGTATGAGGCAGGTCACGTTAGTTCAAGTCAAGCAACTAATGTTGCAAAGATGTTAGAGCAGTTTGAACTAGCAAAGTGTGTTTCAAAAGAGCGCAATCAATGGGCAACAAAACTAGAAGCTATTGCTTTTGACTGGGCAAACACTTTTCCTCCTGCAAAAATTGAAGAACGAATTGGTGAATACCCAGTCGAGATTTGGTGGAACATGGGACTACCATGTGTCCGTGCAGTTAAAGACAGAAAAGCTGGCTGGGCACAAATGAAAGAATTACTTGATGCGTCTGAATTTGTTGCAGGGAAACGTAGATCTAAACTCCAAATAGTTAGAAACAAATGCCCAAATATTATCAAACAGTTAGAAAAAACAATGGCATCTCCACGTGATCCAGATGAAATTGACAATGGCACAAAACATGATCACGCCATTGACAGCATGAGGTATGGGGCAATGTGGAGGAAATATCCAGTAGAATGTCCTGAGATTAGATCGGAACGAATTCGCAATCAGGAAAATCTGCCAAGCTGGATGAGTAATAACGCGCAAAAGGATTGGATCTAATGCAAGTCCGTGACGTTGTTGAGGCTTTATTTGGAATTCTTACATTGGTATGGATGTATGAAGTGCTTAAAGAATTGAAAGATCAACGAGTGGAAAAAATAATCAAGGAAATTAACAAGACTGGAGATTGGTTATGAGGAAATCACTTATTGATCCAAGCAAACTGGCAAACATGTTACGCGGTGGTGGGCAAAAACCACAGATGACTGCATTTCAAGTTCCGGAACATGAAGGAACACTTGGTGCTCAAAAACTTACAAATCCAAAATTAAATGAATCAGAAAATTTAAATTTAGATCAAGAAGAAAAAGACTGGGAAGTACTACCGTCTGAAACTCCTGCAGAAGCAATGAAGGTTTGTGATTTTGTAAAAAATCAATTTGAAACTGCACAGCGAGCTAGGCAAGAAATGGAAACTGAGTGGGCGCTATCTGTCGCGTTTTTTGAAGGACGACAGTGGTTTCGCATTAACAGCAATGCTCGTAATTTAGTGAAGTTACAGAACCATAAAGAGCCTACTCGATATGTAGTTGTAAATAAGATGAGGCCATTAATTGATGGAGTGGTTGGTAAGTTAACTCAAGGTAGTCCAGACGCAAGTGCTGTTCCATTATCTGAAAATGATCGTGATCGCCAAGCAGCAGATGAAGCAAATTATATTATTAAGCATTATGCCAAAAAGTTTGGTCGAGAAACGCAACTCAAAGAACGTGTTAGATGGGCATGCGTTTGCGGTACAAGCTATTTAAAAGTATTTTGGGACAGTAATAAGAGTCAGGTTGTTCCACTCTATGATTCTTCTGGTAAGGACGTTGTTGGTCACAAGCAATTTGAAGCTGGTGATGTTGTTGAGCAAATCCTTCCTGCCTTTGATGTTTATTTAGATCCTACAGCTAAGCAAGACGATGACGTGCGCTGGTTGATACATGCAATGGTTAAGCCTTTGAGTTGGTTTGTTGACTCATACGGCGAGATCGGAAAGCGAGTAAAAGCAGATGCACTCACCGGAAACAATGCTAGTTATGTGGACAATTATCTTGATGGCGCGGCAGGAAGCGGATTCGGATACACCAATCCAACACCAGCCAGACAATCAAGTTACGATGCAAGAAAACATGCTGCAACTGTGTACGAGTATTGGGAAAAGCCTAGTGCTCTTTATCCAAAGGGTCGTTACATAGTTTCTACAAACTCACAACTTCTTTATGCTGGTATCTGGCCATACGAGAAGCGTGATGCGTTTCCGTTTATTCCCTTGCGATGGCAGCCTCGTGCGGGAACCCCTTATGGCTATAGCCTTGGGTTTGACTTAACTCAGCTGCAGTTGATGTATAACCGCCTTTGGTCCAAGTTACTTGAGCAGTTTGAGGGTCAAAAAGACTACATTATGGTTGAGCGCCTAAGTAAAATTGGCGCTGATGCATTTGACAATAAGAGTGACACAATTGATGATGTCAATCGTATTTACCGAAAGATCTACTATGATCGCGGATCGCAACCTCCGCAAATTGTGCGAGCGCCCGGTGTTGGTAGTGACATCTTTCCAGTACTTCAATTTATTGAAAAAGATATGGCAGATGTAGCAGGCCTGCATGACGTAAGTCAAGGTATGGCACAAGCGGGTACACCAGCTGAAGCTGTACGTTTATTGCAAAAGGCTGACAATACACAACATAGCTACGTACGTGCAGACATTGAAATTAGTAACTACAAAATTAAAGAGTGGGAAGTTTCGTTAGTCCAGCAGTTTGCTATTGTTCCGTTTGTAGGAAATATGCAAGAAGACAATGCTCCAAAGGATCAACAGAAACAAGGGGTAATGCGATTTGATGCAATCCGCAGTGGTGGGCAGTATCGCATTGTGTATGTTCCCGGATCTGCAATGGATGATGGGCCAGAAGCACGATTGCAAAAGTATGCAACATTACGACAGATGGGTATTTTTGGAGACCCGGCTGATCCTGACACCAACAAGTTGTTTATTGAGTTGGTGAATATGCCTGAGTCATCTAAGATTCTTGACCACCTTGAACAACAGCAGAACAAAATTAAACAAGCTCAAGTTCAACAACAAGAAATGATGCAAGCGCAGATGCAAATGCAAGCACAGGCTCAACAGCAACAACAGCCAACATTTAATATGGAAGCTGAGCAAGCAAAGGCTGAAATAGATATTGCGAAGAAACGTGCAGAGATACAGGCAAAGCTAGAGGCAGATATTACACTGTTGACAGCAAAGGCTGGTCTTGAATCGCAAGATGAATTAGGTGGCATGCCATCTGGTTTAGATAGCACGAGTGGGATGATGGGCGAGATGGAATCACAGTTACGGCCACCTATGCCACCTATGGAAGAAGAACAACCTGAAGAGGAAATGTTTAATCCAGAAAGTGCTCGCCAAGCAATTATGCAACGGCAACAGGGTGGCTCTATGCCTATGGAAGAATCGATGCCAATGCAAGACGTTGGCACAATGCAACAAGATGAGGGTATATTGTAAATGTCCGAAGAGATGGTGATGCGAACCGCTGACTCACCAGCAGCGGCACCGGGCGAAACAGGTATTGGTTCTGCAATTGTTGATCATGTACGTCAGGCCGCCACTGACGATAATCAGAACTGGGCGTTAAACGATTCTGAAAATGACACAGCTACAGAAGCCGATGGTGATGACGGTTATGACGAAGAGTGGTCTGCTGCTTTAGATCTATATAGTGCCGAAGAAGAAGTTCGTCAGCGACTATTAGATAATTTAGGTAGGGCTGAGCCTGAAGCTGTTCCATACGAAAGATTCAGGGAAGTCAACGAGCAAGCCAAAGTTGGACGCGAAGTTCAATCTAAGTTTGACCAATGGGCTGATGTTATCAAGCAGTTTGAGGAAAATGGTTTTAACTCAGCTGATGATGTACGTAGAGCACTTGAGTCTCAACAAGAACAACAGTACGAACAACAAATCCGCGACAAATGGTTAACTGCTCAAACTGATCAGTACCTTGATCCACATTTAGCTGAAGTGCAAGCCGAAGCTGAAATTACAAAATATAGGTACGACAAACTAAATCAGCAAGTAAATGGAGTACTGCAGCAGCAACAACGCAATGCTGCATTTACAGAATTCCCATACGCTCGAAGAGCTACTCAAATGGTTGACAACTTGATGAATGCAGGTATGTCACCACGTGAGGCAGCCGAACAAGTTCATAGCCAAGTCGAAGGCCTAATTGAAAGCATGGTGCCAGAGTTAGCAGAAATGGTTGCTAAACAACGACGCGCTCCCACTCCAATTAGTACAGCTGATTCAGCTCTTCCCGTAGTTCGCCAATCTGAACCTGTCCGCCAGAGTTCAAGTGGCATATTCTCAAGAATGTTAGGTATTCGGTAAAGGAGGCCATAAATGGCTATTGACTTTAATGGTGCTTTGACTCTTGCTGATCAGGCGATTTTATCGAATGATCCAATGGTCAAGGAGATCACAAAATCTCTTCATCAAACGTGGAACGCAGTAAAGGATATTCCTTTCTATACTTCCCCATCCTTACGTCAGATTGGTTTGCGTTATACCAACTCCGGTATTCCACTTCCTACGTGGACTGGTATTAATGCACAGCCACAAGCAATTAAGGGTAAGCCAAAGTCGTATGAAGAACAGTTGTTCATCATGCGTAACATGATTACCGTTGACCATGTTTTGCTTGACCAGCCTGATGCAATTATTGATCCTGTTGATGCTCAGGTTCAAATGTTTATGGAGGGTTTCAGCTACGACTTTAACGACAAGTTCGTTAATAACGACCCAACGTCGTTAGTTGCTGGCAACTCGTCTGACTGTTTCCCCGGACTAAAGTATCGCCTTGACAACTGGCAGCAGTTTGATATTGCAGCAGACATGAACATTGCTTCTACGGCAAACTTGTCATTTTCAAACATCTTAGCTGCTTCTTCTGCTACTGCCGGTTCTGGTGCTGCAAACCGTTTAATGCATGATATTCAAAACTTGTTTGACAACATGTCTTCACCTGATGGTGACGGCATTGTCCTTTACATGAACGAGCAGACGAAGCGCCATTTTGAAATGGCTATTCGTGTTATGGGTCTTGGTTCTGGTTTTGATGTAACTCAAGATAACTTTGACCGACCAGTTGAAATGTTTAAGAGTGCAAAGATTCGTGTTGTTGGACGTAAGTCTGATGGTACTACTGCCGTCATTCCAAGTGGTTCAGGTAACACAGTTCAGTGGCTAAACGCTGCTGGTTCTACTGTATCTGTAGCTGACGCAACTACAATTTATGCAGTTCGTTACGGCAAGGGATACCTTGAAGGCTGGCAGCCTAAGCCATTAAAGCCTGAATACCTTGGTAAGTCGCAGGAAAATGGTGTCATGCACAATGTCCTGTTTGAGTGGGGTTGTGGTCTTATGGCACAGAACACTCGCTCTATTGGCCGTCTTGCGGTACAGATCGCATAAGGGGGATTACTATGGCTAGAGATATGAAATTATCGTTCCTTTTTGGAGCGGGTACGTTAGGTGCATCTACTATTGCTGGTGCGCCGGGTTCTTCAGTAACTTCTTATTACGGTGGATTTACTCCGGGTGCATCAGCTACTTCCGTCGTGTCGTGCCCATTGGCGTATGGTGGTTGGAGCAAAACATCAATTGTTGGTCGTCCTCAGTATGCTGAGGATACACCTGATGTTGGTGGTATTGTCCTTCCGGGACAAAGCAGTCGTAATGATTTGTTTGCTATTGTAGATGCAACTGTTTGCGTTACAGTAACATCGCAAACATTTAGTGTTCAGGCTTCCAGTGACTTATCTAACTGGGTTACAGTTGGAAGTGCTGACACTAACGTGCCAACAACTACTGTGTCTGCTGGTTCTGCTGTAACGACATCGGCGGCTACAACAGCTGGTGTATTTACTAGTGGTACGCATAGTTTTGCTGTTGGTGACATCTTGTATGTTAACAACATCGGTACTGGTACGTATGGTCCTGCTAACTACCTCCTTGCTCCTGTTGTTGGACAAATTGTAGAGGTTGCTTCGGTTCCAACTACAACAACATTTACATTGCGTCCATATAGTGGTCAGCCTTTACCAATTTTGAATAACTCACAATTAGTATCTGGCACCTTTGCATCTAACGGAACTGCAACTATGCAGTTTACTAAAGTGCGTACGTCGGATCTTGGACGACAGTTTGTGATTCCAATTGCACCTACGGCCCGTCCGTATTTGCGATTGGTGTGTACCAGTAATGGTTCAGCTGGTGGCATCATCTTAGTCCGTGATGCTTACATTGCTAACTCCCGTGTTGGTGCAGTTGTTTAAGGAATAAGTAATGAATCTAGGTCAAATTAAACAAAAGGTTCGCATGATTGGTCGTCACTATTTTGGCGGCGAGCATGATCGAGATCCGTTTGGCCTAGATTACATTATTATTGAGGCAGCTAACGATATTGCCCGTAAAACAGATTGTTTTGTTGGAAGGCGATATCTTTCTACAGTCGGGGGAACAAGTGATTATTGTTCCCCTGACGTCTACAAAATTAGAGTAATCCGGATCAAAGATGAAACTGGAGATTACAATGAAATCAAACTTGCAAGCTTTAGTGATCAGATTCTTGATGACTACAGAAATCAACCAGCTGAATATGTTCCTCAATACTGTGCCATTCACGGTATGAACAAAATTGTATTATTACCACCTCCTAGTGTTAGCGTTACTAATGGACTACTAATAGAAGGATACGCACAACCGGGTGATAACTGGCAATACAATTCAGCTGGCAGTCCTTTAGCAAACACAGATGCTACTCCATGTCCCTTACCTGAAATGTCTCACGACTGCCTTGTTTATAACGTGTTATATTTACGCGCTATGCAGTTGCGTGATATAGATGGTATGACAATTTACAAGAGTGAATACCTTGACAGGTTGGGCCATATAGAGTCAAATGCTGCCATGTATATACGGAGATCTGTGTAATGGCTCTCGGCTTTACTGTATTACGAAATGAAGTACTTAAATTACTTAATGAGACTAATGCTAGTGTCGTTGGTGAATTAGCCACTGGTGTCGGTGGCGCTGCAACTGTGTCGTCTAACGACACAATATTAGATTATTTAAATGAAGGCGCTGAAGAAATGACGCGCACCTGTTGTTATGAACAGGGAACTATACAAATTGTAACAACCACTGCTCGTGTAAACTCATTTGCAAACACAGCCTTATGGTATCCACAAGTTGTTATTATTTCGTCAAGTGTGTTAACTCACTGTGGCGAGCAAGAGTTACAAGCATTTAACTACAATTATTTAAATACCACTGGCGCACCACAGTATTGGTATCGAAATGGCCCGTACCAATTAGGTCTATATCCAAAACCTGCTACTGCTGTAACAGTTGATGTAACTGGAGCAATTAGTGCTACGCCAATTTTAGCTGGATCTGGAACATTTTCATTTGCACCTGATGACATTTTATTAAAAGCTCTGCCAGCATACGCAGCTGCTAAAATAGCAATGAAGAACTATGACGATCCATCTTTAGTGGGACGTGCATTTTGGAAAGATTGGTACGACATGTCTCGCATGACCTTGTGGGCACAGTTAGACACATCTTATAAAACACCCGGTGCATTGTTTGCAATACCCCCGATAGCACCATCAGGTAAATAATGAGGACCGACAATGGATAAGTTTCAGATTGACTTAAATACGCTACTTGCTGGCTTTGTCGGTGCTCTTATTGGCACTGATTGGAAGAATATCAAGAATGTGATCCAAGGAGCCATCACAGTTTTGTCTGGCACTGCGTCCGCTATCTACCTTACTCCTATCATGGCTCATCAACTAGGCTGGGAGCAGCCACATCAGATGATTGGGCTGTCGTTCTTACTTGGTACTCTTGGTCTTCGCACGGTACAAGCTTTTAACCTAATCATTGAGAAGTCTTTAAAAAAGGTAAGTGAATAACATGTCTTGGCTAAGCAAATTTGTAAAGAAGATCGCTAACATCCCTGAGGTCAAAGTGCCTTTTGGTGAGGCTTTGGTATTGCGTCAGATTGCTGACAACTTAGACTTTATGAGTACATCAGATCTTGAGATGCTACGTGATCTTACGTTGGTTGCTATTGCGAATAGGAAGGTGAAGAAGTGATGGGCGCAGTGATGGCACTGTACGGGAGCAAGGCGGTAGCGGCTGGTGTCTCCGCTGCGGTCTCTAGTGTGCTGGCGTTCTTGACGATGCCGTTCAAGGGTGTGCAGCCGAACAGTTTGAAGGTGGGCAAATGAACCTGCAAAACTTCTACATCCAAAAGGAACCAGCACCGTCTACCGACTGGCGTGTATTTGGTGATATCGAAGACGATGCCGGGAATATCTTAGGCACGTTTGGTGTTGATGGAACCAGCGTTAATACCTGGTGGGTAATGCAGGATGAACAATTTCAGTACAGCATCGTGCAACAGTTCGCAAGCATTATGGCAAATCAAATCGTGACAGGGGCGGCTGAATAATGGCAACGGCGTATGTGTCTAGTACTGGTTCCGCAGGGTATCCCGGCACGATTGGCTCACCAACTACTCTAGCGTTAGCGTTAGCAAATGCAGCGGCTGGAGATACGGTTTATCTTGCTCCCGGAAACTACCTGAGTGCAAGTAATTTGACCTATACGGGAGCAACAGGGACATCTGGTAATCAGATTAATTTTATCGGCGACCCGACTGGCACGTATACATCAAGTACAGCAGGGCCGGTCAGAATAACCCCAGTTGCAAATATAGCGACCGGTACAACAAACAATGTCCTTACGATTACAAACAAAGATTACATAAACTTTTCCAATATCGTATTTGAGAATGCATCTGCTAAGTCAACATTGTTGACGATTTCAGGGTGTACATACATTACGTTTACAAAGTGTGTATTTATTGGAAGCATTGGATGTAACGGTAACGGACCAACTAAACCGTTATCTCATACGTGGTCAAAATGTGTAATGATTGCTGGCAGACCAATCATTCAAATGGAATTTGGTTCGCATACTAGTGCTTATAACAATCCATTTGTTATTGAGGACTGCTTGATATTTCCATTGTTGACCAGTGGCGTTATTAGATGCATTGAAATGGCGACTGGCAATGCCAATGCTGGTGGCGGAAATATACGAAACTGTACATTCTTCGGTGGAGATTACGGCGTAAGTTGGGTTGGGGCATACAGTACCAGTAATCCATTAGTTGTATCAAACTCTTTATTTTTATTCTTTGGTGTCGCACTCTACAGTGATACGACTGCGAACAAAGTTGTATCCAACAACAACAGATTGACCACTGCGAGCCTTAACAACGTGTCTGTGAATACGAACTCAACCACTGGCGGACTTTCCGGGGTTGACCTATTCGATTCGTTACTAACCGGCATCAATAACCTACAGCCGTTTACAAGTACTCTTGTCAGCTCAAATGCATCATTTGGTACAGCAAGCGGCGCACCTGCTACTGATATGTATGGCGTAACGTGGACTGGTACTAGCCCGGATGCAGGGTCTGGCACATACAGAGTAATTACAAGCAACCCTACAAATATTGGCTACAGTGGTGGCATCGAGCGCAACGCTTCCGCCATCACAATCGCTCCAGCGTCCACATCACAATCCATCGAACTGTACCTCGGTGCTACAGGTCTTACAGCCTCTACGAGCGGTCTCACAGCCCGATACAACCGCACAAGGACTGCATCTGTATCTATCCCTCTAGTAGCCCGTACAATCGCTCAGGCGTGGACTGCTGGTGGCTTTGCCGAGGTTGACGCAACCAATATGCCGGGAGTCTACAGATTGGACGTGCCTGATGCTGCGCTTGCGGCTGGTGCTGACGATGTCACGATAGTGGTTAGAGGTGCAAGCGGTACTAACGGTGCGGTCATGACTATCAAACTTTCGAGTGGTGGTCTTACAGCAGCACAGACAGCAGACGCTATTCTCAACCGTAAGTTGGACAGTACAGGTGACGGTACAGACACGCTGAACGAACGTACCGTTCGTAGTGCATTGCGAGCAATGCGTAATAAGGTATCTGTAGGTACAGGCACAATGAGTGTATACAAAGAGGATGACTCGGCGATAGCGTGGACAGGCTCGTTGTCTAACACTGCTGACGTAACGGTAGACCCAGCGTAAGGTATATATCAATGCAACGCACAATCACACTTACGGAAATTTTAGAACACGGTGACTTCACCATTAGGTTTGCAGACAAGCAGTTTGCAACAACCACATTGGCTGAGTTGCTTGCATATTCTGAAGAGGAACTAGAAGCGATAGCCGGTAGGCTTTTGCGTTCGTTGTTGATGATTGAGTATATGAAAGCAAACCGATTACCGATAAGTGCAACTCTTGACTCTAATGCGCCGAATGGGCAGATAGTGACTATCAATGGCTAAAGTACGTGCATTCATACCAACAGAGATGCCTATGCTTTCTTCTGTTTCTGGACCAACCACTTATACGCTGTCTGCAATCAGTGATTACATTTCACTCATATGTCAGGCGGAAGAAGATGCAACCATTACTAGAGTGACTGGTTGGGTCAATACCCGTGGTGGCACACCGGGTACAACTCGTGTTGGCATTCAAACAGTAGGTGCGACAACAGGATTAGCCACTGGTACGTGGCTAGGCTACGTTGACCTGACAACAGATGCTACAAACTTTCCAGCCAATGGAATCAAAGAATGGACGCTGTCTACAAACGCTACGATTACTCGTGGTCAATACTACGCAATCGTCATACAGGCATTGTCTGGGACGTGGAATACAGGAAGCGATAACCTCACAATGTTTGGCACTAGTGGTACTGGTGTGGGTTCTTCTCTTGCCGTATTCCCTTATATACAGACCGTTCTGAATACTGTTTCTGGGTCTAAAACGTCAACTCAAATCCTGCCAACTATTGGATGTGGTTCATCAACAACGCAGTATCGCATCGCTCACAAGCCAGCCAGTATCAGTTCGTGGAACTCTGGGGCTACACCTAATCAGCGTGGCATGAAGTTTAGCCTACCAGCGTCAACCGTAACGTCGTACAAAATCGCTGGCGTACGAATGAATGTTGGACCAACTAACAGTGCATCGACGTGGGACTTGAACCTATATGACTCCTCTAATACTGTGTTGCAGAGTCGGTCATTCACTAATCAAGAAGCCTACAATGCTGCTACGCTTTTATTGCGTGACTACTACTTTGATGAGTCAACGTTAACCGCCTTGTCACCAAATACGGATTATAGAATTGCAGTTCAAGCAACGAGTGCTACTCTAGGGTGTATGACATATATTGAATTTAGCGGTGCGACAGACTGTAGTAGTGCTTTTATACCGGGTGGAACTTATCATGCGACTACTCGTACTGGCACTGGAGCGTGGACGGATACGACAACAACGTGGATGCCAATGCAGTTAATTATCGATGATTTGACTTCGTCAACCGGTGGTGGTGGTTTAGCGGCTAATCCGTTAGCGGGGTATGTCAGATGAGTAAGTATCTAGGTGACTTTACTGCTGGTGATGTAATAGACTTTAAGTTCACAACTTACCGTCCCTCTACGGGTGCGCCATTTACGCTTGCTGGCAGTCCAGTTGTTTCCGTATATAAAGATAATAGCGTCACGGAATCAATCGCTGGTGTAACGCTATCAGTTGACTTTGATAGTAGAACAGGTCTGCATAACGTCAATATAACGACAGCAACAGATGGCACATTTTACGCTAATGGTGGCGAGTTTGAGTGTGTGATTACGACTGGTACGGTTGATTCAGTTAGCGTTGTTGGTTCTTGTGTTGGTAGGTTTACACTAGGGCTTACTGCCGCCAATGTATACAATGCGTTGCTTGCGTCATATACAACAGCCAATACCTTTGGCGCACGATTAGTGCGTAGTGCAACAGCATCAACAACCAATGAAGTAAGCATAAATGCAAGCAATCATATTGCGGCAAACGTTCATCAGATGCAAAACAATACAATAACCGCCTCGGCTATTGCTACGGATGCTATTGACGCAGACGCACTAGCAACCGATGCTGTTACAGAAATTGTTACTGCGGTTTGGACACGTGACCCACAAGTAGGCTTTGCTTCTGGTACATCTGGATACTGGCTGTATGAGGCTGGGGTAAATAGTCAAGCAATAGTCTCGGATACAAACACTATAGCAGGAACGCTATATGTTGAATCTATTGCGGATGCACTACTTAATCGCAACGTGGGTGGCGGCTCGAACAGTGGACGGCTAGTCAAAGAAGCATTGTATGCATTGCGTAATAAGTCTGAAATTGTAGGTGCTACACTTAGCGTATACGATGCAGTTGATGCTTTATCGTGGACTGCCGCTGTTGCATCTAGTGCGTCTGCTGACCCAGTTACAGGAATCGACCCATAATGGCGGCAGGATATAGGTCATATGCATTTCGATGGCTAGGAGGATTATCTACTCCATCTACTGGATGTGAGTGTCCTACCTATAAGCGTGATGGTAGTGTTATTAATCAATGGATATCTCAATCTTGCGATGTTGGTTATTCATCTTTACCATATACGTTACCTATATTTAGGTTATATGTGTTTACTCCAGAAACTGAATCGTATACTCAGTCTGCTACGCTTACAAATGCATGGCAACGAAAGGCTTGCGAATAATGGCATTGCGACAAGTATCAAACAATCAACAAGCTTTTACCATTGGTGACCGTGCGTTTACTGGTATTGACACTTACAACCAGCCCAACGAACTTCAACAAAACTACTTTCAGTCTTTACAAAATCTATTTGTCTATGGCAATACTCTACGTCCACGTAACGGATGGCTTTCTGTATGGATGAACCCATCTGGGCCAAACTTTAACTACACTACATCTAATCCAATACGTGAGTTATCTGTGCTTAAAGATAGTGGTCAAGCAAGTAGATTAGTTTTTGCAAGCGGTACTGGAGTTTTTAGTTATGACACATCGGCATACCTTAATACTCCTTTGACTACAGCCAATCAACCTGTTGCATTAAATGATAGATGGACAGGCTCACCTATTAATATTGGGTCAGCTGAAAATGTACGCATAGTTAAGCATGGGCAGTATCTTTATGGAGCTAGTGGTGGGAATCGCCCACTCTTTCGTGTTCGCATGAATGGATCTTCTGTAGAGGCAGAAAATATTCCGCAACTTGCAAATGACCAGTTGAAAAACATCAAAC